GCAGATTTCGCTTTGATACCTCGGTCCCGTGTGTTGAACGTGTGTAACACAGAGTCTTGTAGGCACTGCGCTAATTCTTTAGACGACGCAGAGTTACGCCAATAGAGCATCTCAGTGCCATGCGCAGACGGAGACGCTGCGTTAAAATGAAGCTCGAGCGCCGCGTCGACTCCTAGCTGGCTAAGCGTCTCACAGAGGTTACTCATCGCTTCCGAGTAGCCTGACCCAGTATACTCTGCGATGACAACGCTGGGAACACTGAGCGCCTCTTCGAACGCTTTAGCGACTTTTAGATTATACGCCCACTCTGGGGTTTCACCGTCGCATGCTACAGCGCCTAAATCGTTGTATCGACTGTGGCCGACACAGATAGCCAGAACAGGGGGTCCTTTCGGTTTGTCTTTAGGAGTCTGCGCTCCGTCAAACCATGCGCTACAGCTCATTTTCTAATTTATTAATATAATGAAGTAGTTCACCAATAGTCAGGCGCTCGTCTTCACTGAAGTCGTGTTGTTCGAGCTTATCGATTATCTCTGGGAGCCTGCTTGGTCGTAGGCTCGTCGTGCACCCAGCGATTAATACGCTCACGGTTAGACTCAGCGCGACGCTGCGCCACAACTTTGGTATATTCATCTTTTACTTGTAAAAACAACTTTCCTAACTGAGGGAAAGCTATGAGTAGTCTAACGATCGAATGGATCACGGCTCTTTCGCCTTTCCAAAGTTCAACGCTAGCCAATCTACGATTTTGTAGAGTTTCCCAATAAGCGTATCATCAGAAGGAGTAGGAGTTAACGCTGCGATCGCTGAAGCTGCTGTGACAGTCGCGGTGAGCGCGGCAATGATTCCCTCTTTGTTTTCGATGATGTATTCAATTAGGTTCATAGATTTATTTATTATTAAAGAACGTCAGAGATAGCCAGGCGTTGAGCCACTTGAGCCTGGTAGCCAGAGTCGTGTTTATACCGAGGGTCACTCATCGCTTCTGTCACTGCTTTCGATGAGTAAAACGGAGTGACCGCTTGGCCTGTAGTCGTCCCTTGGACCAACGCAGGTGCAGAACCATTAGCCGCTTTATATTGAGAAAACAGACCCTGCACAGCTACTTTAGCTTGCTCGATAGTCCCTGACTCGACGATCTGGTCGAACGCATTCTGAGACGCTTGGTCAAGATTACTAGATGCCCACTCGGTCATCGCAGTGTATTCTTCAGGCCCACCTACGACCGCGTAGACTTCGTTCGCTTGGCTAGTCGCTAGTGCTTGTTGTCCTGCCATGTATGCTTCAACGAGGTCTCTAGGCAACCCTGCGTCTTCAAGAGTTTTGAACGTGTCATCACTAAGCTGTCCTGACTCGATAAACTCATCAGACGCCGCAGTGATCGCGTCGAGTGAACTAGAAGTTTCGCCAGGTTGTTCTTCCTGCGTCTCTTCGCTAGGAGCGCCTAGTTTCCCCTCGAGTTCCCCGTAGGCTTTCGCTAGGTCTTCTGGAGACTGGAATTTCTCAGGGAGCCACTCAGGACGATCGCTAGGAGCTGTCTCTTCTACTGCTTCGGCTGACGCTTGGTCAACGATAGCTTCGGTAGCTTCGATAGCTGCTTGTTCTTGCGCAGACGGTTCGTTCGTCTCGCTGGTGTATAGGTCTGCCATATTTTAGTATTATTCGGTTTCTGGCGTTCCCTGTTGTCTCTGCTGTTCTAAGGCTTGGTCTGAGATTGCTTTGATACCCTGGGGTGCTACTTGCTGCAACATGGCCATCTGTTGAGCCTGTTGTTGTTCAGCTTGCATCTGCTCTGCGGACTTAACGAGACCAGCAGTCTTGATGCCGAGTGACGTAGCGCGCCTCTGGAAATACTCAGAGACATTGACAAACTCAGCGATCGCTTGCGGGCCGACGACTTGCGCTGCACCAGCTAAGAACAAGTCGAGTTTCTGCAAGTCGTTCCCTCGGCCTAACGCTTCGACCCCTGTGATGATCACTGGGTTCACTATGTCTTTAGGCAGAGCAGGCAGTTTCTTCTTGCGCTTCATGACGTCCATCAGTCTGTTGACAAATGGCAACTGCATCTCATTAGATAAAAGAGAATATAAACCACCGAGCGCTGACTCGAGCTCCTGGGATAGCATCCGGATCTCTTCAGCAGTGACACGCTCAGCTTGCCTGATGACGCCTGAAGTTAACAAGAAGGCCGCGCCGAGCCTGTCAGAGATCACTTTGATCGACGCTTCGGCAGTCCTGAAGTCTGCTATTTTATTCAACTGGAGCGTCGTAACGTCCGCAGCGTTGCCCTGGACAATAGCGCCACTAGGAGCTTCTGAGAGTGTCCGAGCGCGCGTAGTGCCATTAGGATTAACTAAGAACATCACCTTAGCAGCCGCTGCGCTGCCCTCAACGATAGCTCTTGAAAGCCCTTCGAGCGACTGGAGATCTCCTAAGTATTCTTCGACGTATCCACGCCCGTAAGACTCTCCGTCGATCCGAGAGAACCTCAGTGGTATAAACGGATTACGATCAGCCTTAACACGAGAACCTGAAGTCTCCAATGCGACTCCATTAATGTCTTGATATATAATAAATTCACCACCCTCGCGACACGCTGCGGTATACAGGTGCACTTCGTCTTCTGGGCGTCCACCGTTAGCTGCAATCTGCGTTTTAATGTCTTCATCTAGTCCTGCCCATGCGAGGTTCTCTTTGGTCGCGATGTGCAACACGTTACCCATAGGGTCTCTGTCGATCACAAAGCGATCCAAGTGAAACACTCGGATACCTCCAGCGTCCGGAAGATACAACAAGACGTTCCCTGTGATAATCAGATGTTTCAGCGCTGAGTGAATCGCTGTGCGATACGCTTCACGGCTAATCTCATCCATGACTGACTCTTCGACCTGCTGGAGTGTCTCTTCGATCTCAGAGATCAACTCTTCAGGAGCCCCTTCGCTCGCCAGGGCATACTTATCGATGTTCAGTCGGAAAAACGGGGCGTTAGGTGGTAGGAGCGCCAACAGTAATTTCGAGGCGAGGTTGTTTACTCCGCGAGCCCCAACGCCCTGAAACGGTGTCTCAAGTCTGCTATGCGGCCCGTGTCCTTCTTCGGGCATCACGTAAGGCAATGTCAACTTAGAGCAGGACCGCGCGCGGTCTAGGTATTGATACCTGTGTCCCTCTAGGGTGTCATAGACTTGCTTAGCAGTTTTAAAGTTCATGTTTTATATTATTAAATAAGATCGTCAGCGGGTGGCTCAGGTTTGATTGCTAAGAATTCCAACTGGGTAAGCTCTTGGACACCCGAAGTCCCCTCAAGCATCGCGTCATCGTTCGCCGTAAATCTCCAGCAGTCGATAGCAATAAGTTTACCACTGCCATCCGTAGCTTCGGCTAGGCTGTCAACAGGTGGCAACCCAGTGAGCGTAGTGCCTTGTTTGTTAGGGTAACCACGGTCAGCGTCAACAGCAGCTGCAAGCCCTGTGTAAACATCAGGCTGCACTACGTAATACCGGAAGCCTGTGTCAGCGCGGGACTGCTCAATGTCGGTCAGTGGTTCTTGGTCTAGTTCGTCCATGGCTTAATATTCAATCATTGGGAGTTCATCGAGCATCTCAAGGTCATCTTCGAAAGGCGGCTCCCAGTGTAACCGCTCAAGGTAACTGTTAAGTGTTAGCTCTTCGATACCATCGCGGTCAAAGTCATCGCTGTCGAGAATGAGTGAACGCTTTATGCAATACAGTTTGTCCGTAGATGTCTCTGGGTCTAAAAACAAGTCATCCCAAAGAGCAAGCCACCGCTCAGTGCCGTCACCGTCAGGTAGACCTCGGGCTGTGTTACCGGATGCTGTGAGTGTCTCGTAAGATTGCTCGCTGGAGAATTTAAAGAACCTGTGAGTCTCGTCGTTCATTAGTTGAGTGATTCAAGTGGTGGAAAGAAGTCAGCGATAGAGTCAACGGTAGGAGCATCTTCTTCGCCTTCGATGAGCTGATAACCGCTGTGCTTCAAGATAGCAAACATGCCGCCTCCGTGATGCTCAATAACATCAGCCCAGCGAACAGTCGTGGTTCCGTCATAGTTTTCACCAGCGACTACTTTCTCGTTGTAAGCGTCGAGTGTCTCTCGGTCTGTGGATGTATAATACATTAGCTGTAGATGTCGAAGTGGTCGTTGATGTTATTCTCAATGCCTGTGCGGTTGGCACTTTGGTCGGTGTTGAAGAATATCATTTCTTGGAGTTTCCCTACGTATTGAAAATAAGGGTTGTAAGCGTAATTACCGAAGTTCATATTACCAGTCTCCCACCCTGAACCCGTTGTATCAGCATTTACATGCGTAACAAGTTTTTGACCGCCAGATGTAGCTGTGTGAATATCACCCCTTGTTGTTCCCGTTATTTGCGAGCCGTTAGCGTAGAAGGAAGGTGAACCGTAAAGGTTTGAGATGTTGGTATCCCCAATTCCTAAATCAGCTACCATTCCGTAATGGTTTGGAGATGTAAGACAAGAAGGATATATATATGCAATATCCGTGATGCTTGTGACATAATACGAGTCAAGAGTTGATTGTCCGTAAAGGTCACTATGGTCAAGGCTCAAATTAGAAGTATCAGTTTGGAAGTCCAACGCAGCTAGACCACCTTCAGTCACCAACGTGCCACCATCGACGATTTTTGGTTGTGCGCTTGCGGTTGACTGTGTCGAGTCGTTACCGTTGTCGCTCTGGTCATACCATGTGGTGACGTGGCCGTTAGATAGTGTCTGTGTGACGACAACATTTTTTAATCTTACCGAGCCAGCGGAGAGTGTTCCGTAAAGGTCGTTTGCCGTAGCTTGGATTCTAAGAAATAACGAGCTAACTCCCGATGCTCTACCTGCTGGCACGTTTAGTGTAACACTTGTCCACGCTCCTGAGACGACACTAGGATTGGTGCTTGCGATACTGAGACTATTAGCGAACGACGACTCAATCCCCCAGAATTGATTGTTGAACGCTGGGTCAGCATAGTAATCAAATGTTATCTCATAAGCGTCTTCCCGATTAAGCGAAGTGGCTGCTCTCTTAAATCCAAATCTACCACTAGCTGGCTTCTCATATTTAAGCACATTACTTTGTCCTTCATAACTATTTTCACTGACGATTGTCCCGTAGCTATCAATGGTGTAACCATCTACTCCAGAAGTGAAGTCAGAATTATGTTGAACAACATCAGTATTCACCCAATCCGTCAACGTCCCATCGCTAACCTGTGATGCCGTGAAGTCGCTTGTCGCACCATCGCTTGAGCGTCTCACATTGACTACATTCGGGTCAGCGTCAGCGTCGAACGAGCGGAGACTGTAAGCGGCTGCGGGTTCCAAGTCGAGAATGTTAGGAATCACAAGCTCACCGTTGATGTAAACCTGCCAGCCTTTGCCGGAGAGACTGTCGATTGCAGCAGTCGTCGCGGCGGTCAGCCCACTGCCATCATAGT